TTCATAGAGAAGAATCCTTAAACTACAGAAGCCATCCCAGGTCGCCCATGGGATGGTTACTTCCTGAGACCGGCATCTCGCCAATCTGGAACGGTTTGAACGGATTGTATGACTTATCCTGCCAGGGTGTGGGAGTGTCTCGTTCCATCTCCCGAGAATTCACATCGAACCCATCCAGCATGGCCTTGTTCAGGTCGTACGCGTGTTTACTGTGCACGGGGGAGGTGTCATACAACCAGATCCCGATAGCCAGTGACATTATAAGGTCGTCATTTCTTCCCTTCTGGGCCTGGGCTTTGTTGCCCCTCCAGATGAATGTCTTGGCCTCCTCGTAAAGCCTGGATGAATACGATCGAATCTCCCTGTTTCTCACCACCTGCTCAAGTTTAGTCAGGATCTGATTCCTGGTGTGACCGGAAGTGGTGAACCCTATCTTGTGAAGGTCAGGCTCTTCCAAACCATACATCGCAGCAAACTTGTCCTTCTCGTTCTTGAAATATAGATTGCTGTAATCTAGCTCTCGAAGCTTCATAACAACAGCATACCCGTATGTGTTGTTCTCCGGACAGAGCAAAGCATTGTTATATCTCTTGCCGGCCTCAGCGAGGAGAGACGCGAACTGGTCAGGTGGAATCTTCCCCTTGAACTCCGCGACGATCTCTGACTCTCCTGTGTCAATCACGTGAAATGCACTGTAGTCGCCGGAGTCGCCTCGGGAGACATCTGCAGAAATAATATACTGGTGATCGCTGAGACTGTACTTCCAGACCCAGACACCCATATTGGGGCCCCAACGTTCCATAGGAGTTCGCACCGATGACCCTAGCCACTCAATGTCTTCATTATTGAGTACAGTATCACCGGATGCTGCAAAATCGCACAGGAGCTCCTGCGCTATCTGTTTCTTACTTAAATTTCGACACTCATTCGAGAACCACTCATCATCTCGCTCTGGGTGCACATCCCATGGTAGCCTAATGGGGTGAAACTTATTCTCGCCCCCTGCAGCATTTACCCAGAGGTCGTGGTACTGACCACCCACACCGTTGGGTGTCGATAGAATTATTGCGCGCCCACCAGTAGACAGCGTGGGGTAGAGACCTGTGAACAGCTCATCAAAGTTACGAATGAACGCTGCCTCATCCACAATTAACAGGGAGAGAGCCTCGGAACGACCAGCATCGTCGGAGGTTGGAACTGCCTTGATGATGGAACCGTTGCTGAACTCCACTGCCTGCTTGTTGTTTCCGATGATCTCTGGGAGAAGAAGCCACTTAGGCATACTTCGAAGTGCCACCTTGACCTTGCGAATGAAGTTCTGTGCCACAGAGAGCTTTGTGGCGATAATCAGGACATTCTTGTCCTTGTAGAAGGCAGCCAGCCAGACAGCGTACGCAGCGGTCAGGGTTGAGATACCCAGCTGTCTAGACTTTAGAATTACATTGAACCTGTGATTCACAAAGTCATGAAGGCACTCATCCTGAAAGGGATACGTGTCGAAACTTATTAGACCTCGGGTTGGGTGCTGGATCTTGAGGTAGCGATTGCTAAAATAAACGGGATCCTTGCCGCACTTGATAATTTCCTTGATCTGGCGCTGCTTTGATATCGGTGCCATTGTCCTAGAGCTAGTTGAGAATCTGTAGCCAGTGATTACGCCTGTAGTAGGCAACCTTTCGGGCCGAGTGTGCTGTTCCCGACACCATCTCAACATCGTCCCTACTGTTTATCTCTTTCACCTTAAGAGCTTCTCCAGTAATATCCTTGAAGGCCGACTTGACCTCTTTTAGCTTGTCACCCAAAAGCTGTACAGATTCCTGTGTCACTCTGTCAACCTGTAGCCTCAAACTTCGCTCCTCCGCGAAGTGGACAACAGACACAAACTTAAGGACGAGGACGTCGCCGTTCATACTGTGGGTTATCGAGGTAGCCCCTGATGGACTTCCTTCGCGTCCGAATGTGTTCGTTAGAACACTTCCAATTGCTTCAACGTGTTTCGCGCTTAACATAGTTGTCTCCGTTGCTAGTCACTTTACTAAATATGACGGATGATCCCTGAGATCTCGTCGTCTGCTGATAATTTCTTCCTCAGAGGGTCGCCAACCACTGTCCCACTTACCCATGTTAGGCTGGACGAAGTGCATCTCACAGGTCCGGCAGCACTCAACCCTGTAAAAAGCCCTGATGTCGTCTCGGTCTCGTAGGGCTAGCTCACATATGGGACAGTCTAAAGGCACACAATCAGCACCTGTATCAGTCTCAACAATGAGAAAACCCTGTTCGTGTACTCTGGTCCTGACGTCACTCACAGATGACCACCGCGTTCTTCTCTCTCTGGGAGATCTCGATTACATTGTCCACTGCATCCTTCACAGCATCAACATGTGATATTACCAGAATGTGTTTGAACCACCGTCGGAGGGAATCAAGTAGGCGAGTGCACGCCTCAATGTTCATATCATCCAGCGCGCCGAACCCCTCATCAATAATGAGAAGATCTGTCTTGGGAAGAGAGCTGACATTGATAAGGGCTACCCGAATTGCGAGGGATGCCATCATCTTCTCCATGCCACTAGCACACTCAATAATCCTGCGCGAGTCGCCGTAGTTGATGTAGATATCCATGTCATTCGTTCCAGCATCTGCCTCGAGTTCCACAGTGAAACCAACAACTCCTTGGAGAATCTGTGAGATCTCCTTGTTGATCGCAGGTAGCTGGGATGCCATTATCTGGAGAGGAATACCCTTCTTGGAGACAGCGCCCAGGAGGAGTTCATACATCTTCCACTGCTCAATTAGGTCGCCGTACTTCTCTTTATCCTTCTTGTGGAGAGTTATCTCAGCATCGAGGTGACCGATAGACTCGGTAAGCTTAATACGCTGAGCGTCGAAGTTGTTGATCTTGTCATTGATCGTATTCATTTCCTGACGAGCAGCACTTACCTTTTGGGCCTCAGTGGAAGTAGAGACCCGAAGGCGCATTCCCTGGAGCTCTCTGTCTGCATTATCGATCAGATCCTGAAGCACTTTCTTTCGATTGTTCACCCTCGTCAAGTCGAGTTTCTGATTAGAGAGCTTTATCTTGAGATTATTCTCGCGAGTCAGGATCTTGTCATACTTCTCAATCTTCTCAGAGAGATTCTCCCTCGTAAGAACCTTCAGTGACTTTTTCGATGCCTTCACCCTGTCCAATGACTCTGTAACCAGGCGTTCCTGATCATCCAGTTTCTTCTTATTCTCGTGGGATGTCTTGATGAACTTGCAAGTGGGGAATGTATCCCCACACGGAACCTCCTCTAGAAGCTTAATGGACTTCTTCTGGCTCTTGAGAAGCGTCTTTTCCCTCTCGTGAGTGTGGCCCAGTTCAACCAGCGCTCGCTCAAGGTCTTGTTGGGCATCCCGACGTTGTCGGAGATCCTCGATTGGGAACTGATCCTTCACTGAATCAATCGATTTTAGAGTTGCCTCTATCTCCCTTATCTTTTCCAGAGATGCTTGAGACTGTTCTGTCATCCCGGTTAACTGCAGCCTGGAATCTGCGATGCCTGCTTCCTTCTGACTCACATCGCTCTCAGTGACCAGATCCTTATTCGAGTGTGTGGCAATCGCAACTGTTATCTCCTGAAGCTGCTTTCGATGCCTGGCTATGCTTGCCTCTATCTCTCGTCGTTCCTTCGACTTCTTTCTCTTGAGAGTGTTCTTTTCAGATATTAGAGTGTCCCAGTCCCTGTCCGAGGCATTTCCCAGGATGCTTTTTAATTCGGAGGAATCCTCCTTGGCGAGGTTTAGAATGTCATCGAATATGTTGAGGTCAAGAAACTTGGTGAGAATGGCCTTGCGCTGGGTTGCCTTATGTCTGATGAAGTTATTCATCTGGCCCTGGCTGGCCAGGGATGTCATTAGGAAGTCGTCAGCAGTTCCCACAATTTGTCTAAGAGACTTCTCAGTCTCCCGTCTCTGGGAGCCATTCATATCAATTATCTGATTTCCTACCTCATCAATCTCGCTCAAATTGAGGTGTGTTACCGCATTCTCGACTCCCCTCCGAGAGGTCTTTCGAACAGACTGTCTCTCAACGAGGTATCTCTTTCCATTCGCTGACAGGTACACTTTTCCTAGACAGTACCCCTTTCGCATGTTGATGATGTGAAGGTTCTTGATAGGGCCGCGATCTGTAGTATTAAAAAGTGAATACATCATAGTGCCTGGGATCGATGATTTCCCAGCACGGTTCTTGCCGAAGAGACCGAGAATCCCACCCAGGGCGTCAAAGTTAATGATGTTTCCCTTACCGTACGAGAAGGTGTTATCGAA